CTCTATTTAGATCAAACCATTTTTCACGGCAACTATGACTACACCAATAGCCAAGATAGTCTACTGCTTTTTTAGATTGATAATACTTATTACCTTTACTACCACGAATCTGTGCATTTGTTTTTTTCTGTACACACTTAGGGTTTTGACACCATATATCACTAGCCATTATAATTACCATTATCTAAAGACATTAAAGCTAATTTATTTTCTGTTTCATTTTTACTCATAAGATTTTTTAAGTGATTGAATTTTACATCTTCAAACATTATAACTCTTATGCTATCTGATAGCTCTAAACGATTGATTTTATAGACTTTTTTGCCTACGCTGAACCATAGTAATCTTTCAACAGAAATATTTCTAGGTTGTTTTTTATCTAAGTCATGAGCAAGTATATACTCATCAGCGTTGGTAGTTCTTTTTTTACCTTTACGCTTATACATAGTTCCGTCAGTCTGTTTCCAAGTTTCTCTATTTTTTAAATCAAACTTGCCATTACGATATGTTCCGTCTTTTTTTATAAAACCTGCACGAAACTTTTTAGCTTTTGTTTGAGTTAATAATGAATAAAGTAAATCTGAAACTTTACCGACTTTTACATCTGCATGTATCATAGTTTATCCTTATTGGTTGGTTGATTTATATTCGGGGTGTAGCTTTGTTTTCATATTTGTTACTGGAAAAACTTAGTCTAACATCTCCTTAACTAACAAATCGTAGTTAGATACTACACCCCCCTTGATTATTTGATTCTCATTGAGTCACATCTACAAATAAAAAAGGATAGCCAACTCTCGCTGACTATCCTTATAATATATACTAATATATTTATGTTGTCAATTAAAATGGTATGTCATCATCTTCAGGATTCACAGTTTTCATTAAGACAAAATCTGTATCAGGATAAATAACTTTTAAAGCATTGTATATCTTTATAGCTTTCGACTTATCTTCTATATCTGCAAAAGATGCTTTACCATTTGTGGCATATAAGTCATCAACACCTATATAACCCTCTGATGATTTAATTAATATTGTGTACATTAATTATCAGTATTATTATCAAACTCTATATCGATAGGTGGCACCTCTGGCTTTTGTAACTCAGTTTGTGGAACTGGTTGAGAAAGGGGAAAAACCATCTGGTGTTTAACAAATGTAGCACTATCACTATTCCAATTATTTAATGCTTCTTTTGCTTTCCTTTGCTCATACAATAACTCAGTTGTAGGTCTTCCATGATTTTCAATTAAAGCTAAACAATTGATGAGTCTTTTTCTATATGTACGCTTCCATTTTAATTCATGAGAAGTATCAATGACAGGTGTTTCATCTATTGTTGATTGGTTGCTTTCTACATTTTTTAACATATGTTCTCCTTTGTTGGGTTTGTGTTTAAACATATGTAGTTATAACAAATAAAAAAGCCCCTGTCAAATTAATGACAAGGGCTTTACTTTATATGTAACATTTTAGACCAATCGTAATATCATTTCAATTATAGGCACAACAACTAATAAGAAAAAAGGTATGCCCATAACTAATGCGTAAATTAAATACATAGCTTTCTCCTTTCATAAAACATACATAACACCTACAAATATTAATGTCAAGGTAGTTTGACATAACTAAAACTATTTGATAATATGAATACATAATCTAAACAAAGGAGTTAAATATGATTATGACTTTAGGAACAACTACAATACTTATTTGGAGTTATTTATTTTATCAACTAATAATATTAATGTAAAGGATATACACATGCCCGACTTACGTACACATAGATTAAAAGATGGCTACACTATTCAAGAATGGAGTTTGTTACAGGCATTGCAACTTCAAGCTAATAGTGGTATGCTATTAACTAATCCAAGAGTCACAGGGTTTCCATCATTTACAAAAGCAGTACGCTTTCATTTTAAATTAGATGATGATAAAAAAGCACCTAAGACTTGTAAAAAACTATATGCTTATTTAAAGCAGAAAGGATACTACAATGGTAGACCAAACCAAGGACGAAATAGCATACATACAACAGAAGAACAGAATGAAAGAACACGAAAAGTCGAAGAAGAAAGAACAGGAAGTTAAAGATAAATCCGACTTGGAAACAGAAACAAAAGACAAGATTGTAGAAAGAATAAATAAGGTTGGCGTAAATGGTGTATTAAAAGAAATACATCAATTTTTTTCTAATCCTATTTGACATACAATTAATAATGTTATAGTATGAAAGTATTGTACAACGCAAGTAGCAACTAAGATAATCCATTGGTAAGCTACATTGCTCGGAAGTAGCTAGTTGCCGTAGTCATCTAATTGATGGTGATATACACATAGCATTACTGTTATGGCACCCGCAAGGTGTCGATATAAAACCAAAGCCCCTTTACTGATTGATCTAAGTTAAGGGGCTAGACCGAATTTAAATATTTGCCAAGGTTCCCTCTCAAAAGTTGGCAAAAACTGAGGAGGTATTATTATGAATAAAACATAACTAATAACTCTAGCGTAGCCGTAGGTTTCCTTATATGACCATATTCCCTACGGCTATGTCTTAGTAAATTTTTTTAAAAATTTTCCACACGCTATTTTAAATCTATGTCTTAGTAAATTATTATTATTATTATTCGCGTGTGGGTTGTGTAGAACAAAGGGAGAACAAAAGTAGATCTAATGTTCATGTTTTGTTCTTTTATAATGAGAACACTTCCACGCGTGAAAATGTTCTTGTTTTGTTCTATTATGGCTATGACCCAGAATGGACACCTAAAAAATAAAAAAGTTTAAAAATAATTTGACTTCAATTTTGTGGCATGGTACACATTTTATAGTTTTAATTTTAACAAAAGGAGAAAAATGAAACTAAAAACTGAAAACCAATCATTAAGCCAAACTACTTGGAATATGGTTGAAGATGTTGCAAAAACTGAAATACAGGCAAATGGAAAAATGCTTTATATTTCAAAAAATTTGCTACAAATGCACAACCAAAAACTGTTGAAAATTGAAAATTATTTTGATGAACAGGAAAATAATAAGTCCTTAAACAAAATATTTTTTAATGAAGATGGTTCACGAAAAACTTTAATAGCTAAAGATTTTAGCGTTTTTACAAATAAAGTTTTAATTCCCTCACTTGGACAGAACTTGTTAAATTTTCAAAAAGACAAGCCATACGAGTACAGGGCATTAACAGAAGTGGCGCCTGTTGTTTTATTTCTTTTAGCTAATAGTGAATTCTTTAAAGTTGAAGAAATGCTAATCGAACCAGACAATAAGAAATCACCAGTTGAAATAGAATTGCCTTGGAAAATGTTTAAATATGATCATTTAGAAGATAAAGAGAAGATATTTAAAAGCAATTTCTGTACTAGATTTTTTAGTAAAGATGAACTAAAAAAGAACTATTATACAACTTTTAGAGGTGAAAGAGGGCTAGTAGCAATGAGTAAAATTTACTTTGTTCCAAAAAAAGTCGAACAGACTAACAGCGAGAATGCGGAACTTTCAGCATTTACAAAAGAGATTAAAAAAATAAATGATGCTGAAAAGGGCGTAATTGGCGCGGTTGAAACTTTGACCCAAGTTAGTCCAAACGTTTCACCAGAAGAAAGGCAAAATGCAGAAATTAGACAGGGTAACGAAATATCGCAATTAAAAGATGTTACGATAAAATCTATTAAGCTAATTTCTAAAACTAACAGCAAAAAGGGATATACAGCTTTATTCCAAATTTATCAGGAAGTAGTACAGGCTTTAGACTCCAAAAGCTGTAAGCTATATATTAAGGAAGATTTGAAGTCGACAGCAAGTTGTGACTTCTCACCAAGAGTAAACAACAAGCCAATTTCAATTACTGTTGGAACAGATCTACCTAAATATTTAAGTAATCTTAAAGCGTGATCCGACGCTAACCCGAGGACGACCAAAAGGTCGCAGTAGTTAACAGGGGTAATCTAAGGGTACAAATTTCCGTTGTACCCTTGGACAATTCAAGCGGTAACTAGAAAATTATCTCGTAAATTTTCGGGGATACCCCCGAAAATTTACTCGACTATCCCCAAGGGGATACTAAGGAACGCCTAAAGGCGTCCATTATTTTCTAAGGATCAACCCACGTGTACCCCTATGCGTGTGCCACGGGGGGTGTCCTATATACTATATATACAGAAACCAGAAAATCCCCAAAGTCCATGTAAACCACACTGGTGGCCATATTTTAGGGCTAAATATTCCGACAATATTCCTGGGAATACCCTAGGGGCAACTTGTACGTTTACCCTTAGTATAGGTGTAAAGGCCCCCCTAGGGGTTCCTAATACTATTATACACCCCTTGTTCAATTTTGTCTATGATATTTATGTCGCAGCTTATAATTATTTAAAAAAGTACTTGACAAAATTGCTATATAGCCCTATAATATAGTTATATATATTATTCAAAGGACACACATACACGCACATCCAGTAGGATAAAAGGGTCATCACGGATAATATAGCAAAATTATTATGAAATTTGAAGCAAATCTACCTAGTTACTTAAAATTTGGTGCTGGATCTTTCCCAGTTGGTGGGAAAAGTACACCTAAACGTGAAAAACCTACCAATTTTTATGAACAAGCTAAACAAGGTTTTGATATGCCAATGACAAATGAAGAAAATATCTTAGTTTCAGGGCCAAAAGAAGTAATGAAACCTAAAAAAGATAATTTCTTTGAAACAATGCAAACTAATATGCAGGATAAAGGCCCAGTTCTTCCAAGTGATGAAGATCCTGTTAATCCCTTTACACCAAAACCAATAGGTCCAGTTCTACCAGATAGAATGGCAAGGGAGAGTGCAGAGACAGATGAATATATTGGCTAAAGATTTGCCGTTTAAAGAATTAATGGAGATAATAAATGCAAAACACGGATTCTTCTATAACGAAAACTCACAAAAGAAACTTAACAGATATGCAAGAAAAGTTTCTAGACGTGTTATTCGGAGAAGCAAAAGGAAATCCTAGAGAAGCAGCTAGAATAGCAGGCTACTCTGAGCACAGTTATCCTAAAGTTATAAGAAACTTAAAAAAAGAAATTACAGAGTTGGCGGAAGTACACTTATCTACGCACTCTGCAAAAGCAGCTACTCGGTTAACCGACCTACTAGACGAAGACGGGACCACACCACACTCTAACATTCGTCTAGCAGCTGCGAACTCATTATTAGATAGGGTAGGTATTACAAAAAAAGATCAATTAGATATAAATATGAAAGCTATGCATGGAATATTTATACTACCAGCAAAGAATGGAACCAATACGGATAAAGAAAAGAGCTAGAACTATTCCGTTTGGTTTTAAACAATCACAAGATCCAGATTATTTAGAACCTATCAAAGAAGAATTACAAGCTCTAGATCAAGCAAGAGAATATTCTAAAACTTGTTCATTTAGAGAAACGGCTAAATGGCTACATAGAAAAACAGGAAGATATATATCGCATGTCGGACTTAGAAAAAGACTCGCAAGAAATAGCACCACCGAAACCCAAAAAGATAATAAAGCAGAAAGCCAAGAAGTCAGTACAACAGATTCTAGCACGCACTCGTAAGAAAGTTGCAAAGGCAGAACAATCTTTACGTTCTGCTAAACGTCATGCAAAAAATACAAAAGATAAACTGTTAACTATTGATAAAGCATTAACAGGCAAAGACACACAACTACTTACTGAGGATATAATTGAGAGTGCTCCTAAAAATGTCAAAGAGCATATTGGCAACCAAGAAATAATTTTTAAACCTAATTCAGGTCCACAAACAGAATTTCTTGCAGCTTCTGAAAGAGAAGTATTTTATGGTGGAGCAAGAGGCGGTGGTAAATCATACGCGATGCTAGTAGATCCGCTTCGATATTGCTCAAAGGCAAATCATCGAGCACTCCTAGTAAGGAGGACAATGCCTGAGTTAAGAGACTTAATTCAAAAGTCTCAGCTATTATACTCAAAAGCATTTCCTAATGCAAAATGGAGAGAACAAGAAAAAGAGTGGCGATTCCCATCAGGGGCAAAGATAGAGTTTGGTTA